CCGCCCATGCCCATGCCGCCCATGCCCATGCCGCCCATGCCGCCATCCATCATGCCCATGCCGCCCATACCCATGCCTGCCATGCCGCTGGCATAAGGATCTACGCCTATGCCTCCCACGCCCATGCCTCCCACGCCACTGGCATAAGGATCTACCACACCAATGCCGCCCAGGCCGATGCCAGGGCCCGTTCCACCCAAGCCCACGTCACCGGCGGGGTATGGCTCCATGCCCATACCCCCTACCACGTTATTGGGCAACCGGCTAGGCACCCTGTTATTGGGCAACCGGCTAGGCACCCTGTTATTGCGTCTATTGGTCGGCCCGAGCAGATTATCGTTAAAATTCAGCCCCGACTCATTAGTAATTTGCACGTTTGATCGTCGACGAGGTTTTGGTTTTGGTTTGCCCGCGTCGCCAGCGAGGTATGGCTCCATGCCCATGCCGCCTACGGCGACATACGGGTCACTGTTGTTATTTGGCAACCGGCTCGGTTTTGTCAAATTGGCAAGTTCATTGTTCAAGCCCAGCACCAAAGCATTGTTGACCGGTCTGGGGCCGTTGGGTCTGGTGGCGTTGACGCGGACCTTGGCGGCGTTGTTGACCGGTCTGGGGCCGTTGGGTCTGGTGGCGTTGACGCGGACCTTGGCGGCGTTGTTGACCGGTCTGGGGCCGTTGGGTGTCGCGGTGTTGACACGGACCCTCGCGGCGTTGTTGACCGGCCTGGGGCCGTTGGGTGTCGTGGTGTTGACGCTGACTCTGGCGGCGTTGTTGGCCGGCCTGGGTGTCGTGGTGTTGACGCGGACCCTCGCGGCGTTGTTGGCAGGCACGTTGGTATTGGTAGTCAAATTTACGAGCGTATTATCTTCAAGCGTAGTGTCAATTGTATCATCAATCGTGGTGTCGATCATATTTTGGTTTGGCGCGGGTATATCGGTCTGGATCGGCACATTGGCGCGCACGGGCTTGTTGGCCCTGATGGGCACGCGCACGGGCTTGTTGGCCCTGATGGGCACGCGCACGGGCTTGTTGGCCCTGATGGGCACGCGCACGGGCTGGTTGGCCCTGATGGGCACGCGCACGGGCTGGTTGGCCCGAACTGGCACGTTGGCACGCGCTGGCTGGTTGGCCCTGATGGGCACGCGCACGGGCTGGTTGGCTCTGATGGGCACGCGAACAGGCACGTTGGCGCGCACGGGCTGGTTGACCCGAATGGGCACGCGCACGGCGGGCACCTGGGGTCGAGTGATCGGCGTGAATTCATCATCGATGAGTTCGACGGGCGAATCCAATTCGTCAAGGTCATCGGTGCGCGACCCAACATTCTGCACCACCCGACCCGGCTGCCCGTTGTTGAAGGGACGGCGGCCCGTCGGCGCGCACTGTACCAGGTTTTGCGCCATGCGGTTCCTGGAGTTGCGCATCACCTTCAGCTCCGACTCCGCGGCCACCGCTCGGGCCTCCGCTACGGCTTTTTGCTTGATCAGTCGCTTCACATCGGCCGTGTGCCGGGACGACCGGCGTGCGCCGAGAGCGGCGCCGACGGGGAGGTACACGTGGGTGATCTGGGACATGCCGTCGTCATCGACCAGGGCGTTCGACACCGCCGAACGTGTTTTCATGCGCTTTTTTCGCTGCCTGGCCTTGACCACGACGGCGTCGCCCTCGTCGTCCCTATTCACGGCCTCCTCCAACAGGGCCTGTTCTGCCGCGTTCATAATTACATCGGTAGAGAATTTCTTCTGCGTCACGCCAACCTGAAATACTTGGTGATTTCGGTCTGCTTGTTGCTGCGGTTCTTGGTCACCCGCCTGTGCGTCTTGATGTCCTGAGCCCGCTTGGCGCGCAGGGGGTCCAGCAGCGGCTTGACGCTGTCGTGCCCGAACACGGCGGTCTGCGGGTCGTCCACCAGCACCTCCAGCAGCGCGCACACCGGCGAGGCGAGCTGGTGGTCCAGGTAGTACAGCAGGTCCAGGGCCAGGCCGTGCTGCACGGCGTACTCGGGGTCCTCGGCCTTCTCCGCCTGCAGGCTCTCCGGGTCGCCGCCGCACGGGGTCTCCACGAACACGTAGGGCACGCGGCTGCCGCTGGGCACCGGGTGCCCGCGCCGCTCCGCCATCTTGCGCGCCACGTACAGGTGGGGCTGCTTGTCGTTCTTGTAGTCGCCCCGCAGCTGCTTGCTGATCACGAACTGCCGCACGTCGTGGACGCCCGACAGGACGCCCACGACGTGCCGCCTGGCCGCGTCCAGGGCGGCCTCCTTGTCTTTGCGGTACATGATAGCCTCCAGGACCGCCGTGGACACCTGCTTGACCAGCGGGCAGGAGTCGCGGCGGACCAGCTGGATGCCTTTGGTGTCGATGCCGTCGGGCTTGTCCGGCCGGGTGTACATCAGACCTGCGTTTCAATTTTGGCATGTACAAATAGCTGGGTTTAGGAAAAGAGAGGATCACCACCTGCCGGATTTGAGGGCCTGCATGGTGACGTAGCCGCTGGACAGGCCCACGACGATGGAGATCAGGCCCCACAGGTGGCGCGAGTAGTAGATGCGGGTGGTGCAGTCGTAGCGCTCGAAGCTGTTGCGGTTGGTGACGGCGCAGTAGGCGCCCGTGGCGGCGTGCACCAGCTTGCGGTACGCGCCGAACCCGGCCACCGCGTCCACCAGGATGACCAGCAGCAGCAGGCTCAGGAAACGCGCCAGGGAGTTCATGGTGAGACGAGGTGAAAGATGAATAGGACCGCAGAAAAAATACTCACCGGCATACCGCTTTTTGCTGAAGAGCATGTAGGGAAAGTAGGTCTTCTCGAACTCCAGCTCGTTGGGAGGCCGGAACGTCTTGCTGATGTCCGCCGCCACGCGCGTCGCCACGTCGAAGTGCGCCTGCATGTCATGACGCCTGGCCTCCCCCAGCTCGAATATGACCATCACGGAGTCGGTGTCGCCGTAGATCACGCGGCTGCCCGGCACCATGCGCTCCACCAGGTCCTTGGTCTGCTGGATCATGGCGCGCCCCGTGGCCGTCACGCTGGCGGCGATGGGCACCATGGGCAGCATGCCCTTGGTGGCGCCCAGGAAGCCGTACACGCTGTTCATGGTGATTTTGTAGGCCAGCTGCTTGGAGTTGGCCAGCGCCGCGCTCCACGCGTCTCCGGCGGCCTTGGCGGCGGCCATGTCGGCCTTGGCGCGCTTGCGGAACTGCGCCAGGTCCTCCAGCAGGGCCGGCACCACGCCGCGGGGCTGCTGGGCGAAGCGGAAGGTGCCCAGGCCGGTGACCACCTCGTAGTACTCCACGCCCTCGACGTCTCCGCAGGCGTCGTCCAGCACGATGGTGGAGTAGCACAGGTTGTGGGCGCGGATGATGGAGGGGTACTGCACGGCGAGCGGCCCGGCACGGCACGGCGAGCGGCACGGCAAAAAATAGCACGGCACTCAGTACAGGGCGGTCATGCGATTGATTGTTTTGGTCGCGGCGGCCGTTGCGGCGGTGGCCGCGCTGCTGCTGGCCGCGCGTCGAGAAGGCTTTTCGGCGCCGACGACGAGGCCGACGCCGAGGCCGACGGGGACCACGTTGGAGTCCACCAAGCCTGCACCACCGGGCGGCACGGCGACGCCGCGACCGACGATCGGGGCGATGGGCAGGCCACAGCTGACCGAGGAGGAGCTGCTGGATCGGCTCGCGGAGGAGCTGCTGGTGCCGCGCCGGGTGCAAGCGCCCGCGAAGGCCGCCACCTTCACCGCCACCTTCACCGCCACCTCCACCACCGCCGCCACCGCCGCCGCCGCCAAGGGGCTCACCAGGGAGGCGAAATCCAGGCCCGCGACCACGTCGAAGTAGGCGCCGCGCTTGGCCTCCAGCACGGTGGCGCCCTCGTACTTGGTGCCCTCGGGCACGCCGATGGCGCGGTCGTCCGGGATGACGTAGCCCAGCTGCCGCGCCTTGCCCAGGATGACGGAGTGCACCTTGACCTGCTGGCCGCGGTTCAGCAGGTAGTCCACGGGCACGTTGACGGCGTTGGCCATCTCGGTCAGGTTCTCCCACACGTTCAGCTTGGCCACCAGGCGCAGCGGCAGCTCCGTGTCGCGCACCGCGTACCTGGCTATGTCGGCGCGGTCCGCGGAGGTGCCCAGGAACTTGGCGAAGATCTCGGCCGCCGGCAGGTCCAGCTTGCGCTGGCCCAGGAAGTGCGCCGACACGTTGTCCAGGCTGTAGCTGTCCAGCTTGTGCTCCCGGCGCAGGTACTGCAGCAGGTCCAGCTGCTGCACGCCGGGGGTCTGCAGCACGAAGAAGCGGTTGGCGCCGTAGGCGTTGCTGTTGAGCTCGAACTCCCGCACCTCCCCGCCGCCCGTCACGGCCCGGCCCAGGCGGTGCAGCTCCACCAGCGGGTCGCCGGTGGCGTCGTCCAGCAGCACGCCGGCGCGGCCGCTCACGTAGCGCCAGTCGAACTGGTGGGTGTTGTAGCCCAGCAGCACGTCCACCTTGTGCTCGCGCAGCAGGTCGGCCCAGGCGTGCACCACGCCGTGCTCGTGCTGGGCGCACACGATCTGCACGCCGTCCACGTCGTCGGTGGCGCCCAGGCAGCACACGGCGCGGTGGTACGGCTCCGCCTCGCCGTACCGCTGAAAGGCCGTGGCGATCTGGATGAGGTTGTCGTCGGGGTTGTCGGCCACGGGGAACTTGCCGGACGCGCTGCGTGCCTCGATGTCCCAGCTGGCCAGCACCAGCGGCGGCTTGCACCGCAGGTCGCTGGGACCCACGGCCGTGAAGTCCACCTCCACCTCCACGTCCACGTCGGCGACGGGCACGGCGGGGCCGCTGGTGCTGCCGTCGGCCGCGGCGCCGCCGCGCAGCGCCACGCGCATCCACCTGGCGGGTCCGATGCCGCGCAGGTGGAACAGGCGCACGACGGGGTCCACGCACGCCTCGTAGGTGGAGTGTCCTTCGCGCGCCAGGCCGTACCGCGCCCTGGTGAACGCCCGCTGCGTGTCGAAGGCCAGCTGCGCGAACCGCCGTGGCCGGGCGGCGCAAAAGCCCCACATGGGCACCCGCTCCACCACCGTGGACCGCGCGTTGCACCCGTGCTTCTTGGCGGCCTCCGTCACGAACAGCCGGCACCGCGCCAGGCTCCAGTCGCGCGGCATCTCCACGAAAAAGTAGGGCGTGAACCTGATGTGCACGCAGGCCTCTCGCCCGTCGGGCAGCTTGCCGTACACCGTGACCCTGAAGGCGTTGCAGTCTTCCACATCACCGGCCGACCAGGTGATCGGAAATACCTCCATGCCCAAGCCCCCTCAAGCCCCTTGGGCTTGCTCTGACACGTGCTGCCGCGGTGTGCCAGTGTATGTTTGTTACAGCGTGGTGCTAGCGAGACAGAGAAAGAGGACACCCAGAGGCGGTTGCGGGAGCATTCGGATCGTCTGGTCACGGCTTCGACGAGCTCAGACGATCCGAATGCCCGTGCTCCCGCGCTCAGCGCCATTGCCGGCTCCGGGAGGCGTGGCATGGATCCTCGTCCAGCCCCATGTCCCTGGACATCGCGCGCATGTGCCGTTTGTATCGTCGCACCACTCTGACGGACACGAAGACGACGCACCCCAGGATGACGCCGCAAGCGACGGCAAAGCCCAGCAGGATGACCTCGCCGCCGAGCACCATCGCATAAATTTTCGGAGTAAAAGACACGCGATGGACAACCGAAGCTTGTTGAACATGTTGTTGCGCAGAACCTACAATAACGCGGCGGCGGAAGTTACGCCGAAGCTGAAACCGCGGCCACCCAGCCCCTTGGCAAATCGCACGGCACAACAGGCGGCGCTGGCCTTGTCCTTATCGTAACAAAGCATATCAAAAAGATGCAGGCCGCGCGTACTTCCTTCTCGGCCGGGAAGTTGTCTTGTACACCCCGCCTGTCCAGGTTCTGCTGCCGCCGCCGCGCCTAGCTCGGGCGTACCGGGGCCCGTCAACGTTCATGGGGCGATAGGAGTACTCGGGCCCGTTGGCGTTCATGGGGCGATACGTGTACTCGGGCCCGTTGGCGTTCATGGGGCGATACGTGTACTCGGGCCCGTTGGCGTTCATGGGGCGATAGAAGTACTCGGGCCCGTCCTTTTCCATGTAATTGGCGCGTACATACGAGTACGCTGTTTGTGGGCGCGGCGGAGGCGGGGACGGCGGCGGCGGCGCGGACGGTCTGCGCTGCGGTTGCGGCGCGGACGGTCTGCGCTGCGCGGACGGCGCTCTCGAGGCGGCTGCCGCGGCGGCGGCGGAGGCCACTCGCTCCCGGCACAACACCGCGTAGGCCTCGTCGTACGCTGCACCGAGCCTCTTGAAAGCTTCGGGGTTGCCGCCCTTGTCGGGGTGTTTGTACACGGCGTTTTTGAGGGCCATTCGGCGGTAGCGACTCTTCAGCTCGTTACAGGAGTTGACGAGCCCCAAGACACTTGTCCAAGACATGTACTGCGTGATGCACAATTTATTTTGCCCGAGCCAGTTCAGATTAGAACTAGATCAGAACTCGTCGTTCAGCGCAAAGGTCTGGTCTTCCGGGCGCGCCAGCAGGCCGGCGCGTTGGTACTCGCTGCTGAAGCGTTCGAAGAAGTTGTCCTTGCCGCTCAGGCTGATGAGCTCCATCCAGGAAAAGGGGTTGTCGGAGCCGTACACGGGCTCGTATCCCAGGCTGAGCAGCAGGCGATCCGCCACGAACTCCACGTACTGGCTCATCAGCGCGGCGTTCATGCCCACCAGGCCGCACGGGATGGCGTGCAGGATGAACTCCTTCTCGTTTTCCACGGCCCCCTTGACGATGCCCTGAGCCTGCTCCTGCGTCAGCCGGTGCTTCAGGTGCGAGTACACCAGCACGCCGAAGCGCTGGTGCAGGCCCTCGTCGCGGGCGATGAACTGGTTGCTGAGCCCCAGCCCGGGCATGAGCCCGCGCTGCTTGAGCCAGAAGATGGCGCAGAAGCTGCCGCTGAACAGGATGGCCTCCACGCACGTCCACGCCAGCACGCGCTCGGCGAAGCGGCGCGTGGGGTTGAGCCACTGCAGCGCCCAGGTGGCCTTGGCGCGCACCGCCGGCATGGACTCGATGGCCCAGAACACGCGCTCCCGTTCGCGGGGGTCCTTGATGAGCGCGTCGATGAACAGCGCGTACGTCTCCTGGTGCACGGCCTCGTTGAACACCTGGTACGCGTAGAACGCCCGGGCCTCGGCCGCCTGCACCTCCGTGCCAAAGTTGGCGTCCAGGTTCTCCATGACGATGCCGTCCGAGGCCGCGAAGAACGCCAGCACGTGCTTGACGAAGTGGCGCTCGTCCTCCGTCAGCTTGGAGTCCCAGTCGTCCACGTCCTGCGCCATGCTGATCTCCTCGGTGGTCCAGAAGCTGGCCACGGCGCGCTTGTACATGTCCCACATGTCGCCGTAGCGGATGGGGAAGGGCGTGAACCGGCGCGTGCCGGCCTCGGGGCTCAGCAGCGGCTCGTCCAGCAGGTCCAGCAGCTTGTCGTAGCCGCCCACGTACCGCGGCCCGCGAAAGATCTGCGGAAAGCTGGCCACCTGGTCGGCGTGCGCGAAGCCCCTGGCAGCCAGGGCCTCGCGCAGGTCCGCCACCGTGTCGCACTGGGCCGTCTCGTGCGGCAGCCGTCTGGAATCCAGCAGCGCCACGGCCTTGTGGCACCACCCGCACTCGCCGGAGGCCTTGCAGTACACGACGTAGCAGAGCTCGTCAGCCGCGGGGGCGGCGGCGGGTGTGAGCGACGACATGACGACGACCAGAGCCGCGCAGCGTGCCTTGGGGCCCCAAAAAAAATGGGATTGGGGACCGAGGAGGAGAAGGAGCCTGTCTGGCGGGTTGCCTGCGTGCTTGCCGGGCTCTAGCTGCCTGGGCGTGGCGTGGGATGACGGGTTACCGGTCGTAAACGGATCGTCTGGTACCGGTTTCGCGCCTGTGAAGAGGCAGGCAGACGATCCGAAAACGCCACGACCCATGTGTGGGGTGCGCCTGGGCGCCGCAGGGGTGGCCGCCTGCGCTTGGGCGCCTGCGGCGGCCGTGCCCACCGAAGATGCCCACAAGCCAGGCGCTTAACCACGCCGGGGCGTGCACCCGCGCACCCTTTTGTTGCTGCGCCGCGCCATGGACCTGTTGCCGCTGGACCTGTGGCGCCACGTGGCGGAGGCGGGCGCCCTGGGCCAGCGGGACCTGGCGGCGCTCAGCTGCACGTGCCGGGAGCTGCGGGCCGTGGGCAAGGCGCTCAACTGCGAGCGAGGCCTGCGCGTGTCGCAGCGCAGCGGGCACTTCGACGCCCAGGCGTGGCGCGACCTGGCGGCCCTGGAGGTGGTGGGCTGCGGCGTGTTCTACGTGGCGCCCCGGGCGCAGGACGCCCAGGCCGTGGTGACGGACCTGTGGCGCCTGCGCGGGCTGCGCCGCCTGACGCTGCACAACGCGGAGCTGCCCGCCGCGGGAGGGCTGGACGGTTTGTGGGACAAGATCTTCCGCGGCTGCCCGCGGCTGGAAGACGTGCAGGTGTACGGCGGCTTCCGCATGCGCAAGTACGGTTCCGACGTGGCGCACTACATGGACCTGGTGCGCCTGGGCGCCCCGCGCCTGCGCAGCCTGGACATCGAGGGCGGCTGGCTGGTGCTGTACCCCACGCTGTCCGCGGGCTACGTGAACACGGCCCTGAACGCGGCGTCCGTGTCGCAGATCGACCGCATGCTGGCCATGCCGCCCACGCCGTCCACCACCCTGCGGCACTACCGGTGCGCCTCGCACCAGACGCCGCTGGGGGTGGACGCCCCGCTGGAGAGCCTGTGCGTGGACGAGCCGTCGGTGCCGCCGCTGGCGCTGGCGCGCATGGGCGACCTGACCAGACGCAGCGTGCGCGACCTGACCTGGAGCGCGTCCTGGCGCGTGTTCGACGGCCGGCTGCTGGAGGGCTTCTCCGGCCTGCGCGCGTGCTCGCTGACCATGCTGGGCAGCAGCACCAGCTTCGCGCGCGTGGCCGCCGCGGTGGACTCGCTGCGACACCTGCCCGACCGCCTGGAGCGCCTGTCGCTGAACATCGAGACCTGGTGCGTGGACGACGCCTTTGGCGACGACTACGAGCCGCCGCGCGAACCGGCGTCGTGGCCTCGGCCGTTGGGGCACCTGCGGCGCCTGCGCCAGCTGGGCCTGGAGCTGACCACGCCCACCAGGGCCACGCCGGCGCTGCTGGGCGAGTGGCTGGGAGCTGGCAGCGCGTCCCTGGAAACGGCCAGCGTGTCTTTCTGGGAGGCCGGCACCCGGCGGTACGAGATGGAATTGATCCGATTACAGGAGGAGAACGACGGCGAAGTGGACGAAAACGACGACTACGTGGCGGAGTTGCACCGAGCCCTGTCGCAGGCGTGCGCGGCCGTGGAGGCCCCCGGCCTCGTGCAATGGCTGGACGCGCACCCGGGCGTCACCGCGACCGTGTCGGGCATGCCCACGCTGGCCACCAGGCACCCCAGGCTGCTGGTGCAGCGGGGGCGCTCACGATGATATCATGGAGACCACCGGCGCCGGCAGCGGCATCGGCAGCGGCAGCTGAGGGGGCAACGGGTGGGCCTGGGCCTGGGCCTGGGTATGGGCCTGCTGGGTCTGCAGGGCCTGGTCTTGCCGGCACAGCGGGCAGCGCTCGTCGCCGCTGGCGTTCCTCCAGGAGTCCAGGCACCGGCGATGCAGCAGCTGGGCGCAGCACGGCTGGCAGCGCATGTGCATGCGCGGGCCGTCTTCGTGGCAGATGGCGCAGAACACGGCCTGCCGGCCCTCGGGCACGCTGGTCATCTGGCAGAACATGCACACGGGGGCGTCGTCCTTGATCACGTAGCGCTGGCAGGGGCAGATCTTCCAGTGGTACACCTCGTTGATGACGTTGGCCACGCCCTCGGCGTCCTTGGCGCACAGCTTGTCGAGAGGGAAGGTCCAGGAGTCGACCACGTAGGTGTCGGCGTCCTCCACGTACCCGTTGTGGCTGCTGAGGAACTGCAGCACGTGCTTGGTCCAGGGGTCGTCCTCGTCGAACAGCACGCACAGCTCGCAGCCCACGGTCTCCGGGTCCACCGGGTCGCTGCGCAGCGAGATCTTGAACGACTCCTCCTCGTTGTTGAACAGCACCTGGTCGTTGATGTAATGCAGGCGCTTCAGCGTGCCGCACAGGGCCTCCGCGTCCGACACGATGGTCATGGGTGCCCGGCCCGGGTGCTGCCGCGCTGCGTCAGGGTCTTGCACCGCTCGCCGTGCTGGGCGCCAGTGCCCGAGGAGCCGACGCGGTAATTTAAATGCGCTTGTCACACGGCGACGACGACATGGACGCGGTGCTCTCGATCCTGCGCAGCAGCGCCATCGAGGCCCCCATCCTTGGGCCCGCGCACTCGCACCACCCCGGCAGCGGCACCCGGTTGATGCTGGTGTCGGGTCTGGACCGATGCGTGCGAGTGTGCCCCGCCGGGCTGGCCAAGGGCGGCGCCGCCGAGTGGCCTCGATCCACGTCGCTGTGGTGCTGGTACTGCTGCCACCCCTTCGACACGCCGCCCCTGCCCATGCCCGTGTGCCACGACGCCCGGCGCGACCTGTTCCGGGTGATGGGCACCTTCTGCAGCTGGTCCTGCATGAAGGCCCACAACATGCACTCGACGTCCTACTTCAACTCCGTGAACGCCAACATCATCACCCTGTTCCACCGGAGGTGCACCGGGCGGCTGGGCGGCATCAAGGCCGCGCCGCCGCGCATCGCGCTCAAGGTGTTCGGAGGCCACATGACCATCGACGAGTTCAGGGCGGCGTCCGCGGGCCAGGCCGTCCACGCCGTGCTGCCGCCTCGCATGATCGTGCACGAGCACGCCATCCAGGAGTCGCGGAGCACCACGGCGCGTCAGGACGTCACCAAACGCGCGCGGCTGGCCACGGACCTCAAGGCGGTGGTGGACTTCAAGGACGTGGTCACCAAGAACGAGACGTTGCGACTCAAGCGGCCCAAACCGCTGCAGAGCAACAAAAACCTGCTGGAACGCACCATCGGGCTGTCCATGGCTCAGACGCCAGCCAGCTCCTGACCACCTACAGCTTCTGATTCTTGACCGCTACTTGGCCGTTACTTGGCCGTTACTTGGCCGTTACTTGGCCGTTACTTGGCCGTTACTTGGCCGTTACTTGATGTCGTCGTTTGCCGCGCGATACCACCGGTTGTAAAAGAGACCGTCCACGGGCCCCGGGTGCAGCCCCGGCACGCCGCACCTCTCCTTGGCATCCTCGATGTGGTCGTGCATGGCGTGGTCCTGCTCCTCGGTGGCATGCACCGCCGCCGTCTCCAGCTCCAGGTCGTTGGGCAGGCGCATGCGCAGCTCGTGCAGGTCCCGCAGCACCCTGGCCCGGGCGGCGAACAGCTCTCTGACCAGCCGGGGGCCCTGGTCGCTTCCCGCCGCCTCGGGCCGGAAGGTGCGCGCGAACACGTCGGCGAAATGCCCCAGGTCGCGCAGCGCGGCGTCGTAGCTGCGGGGGTGCACGGCGCGCAGGGCCGGGGGCAGCGGGGGCCAGCCTCTTGGGAGCCGCCTGGTGGCGTGGCCTCCGAGCAGGCCTCCGAGCAGCGCTGGTCGCGCGTGTGCCCTGTTGAACAGCACCCAGGCCAGGGCCGCCGTGGCCAGCAGACACAAGGCCCGCAATGCCGCGTTCATTGGTCAGTGCGCCGCAAAACAATTTTGCAGTGCGACGACATGGCCTCGGTGGTCGGTCGCCCTATGGAATCGTCGCGCACGTACGCCGAGGCCCTGAAAAACGGTTTGGTAAACAACGCCTCTGCCAGGCAGCCCGCCTCACAGCCCGCCGGCCCGCGCGGCCTAGCAGCTGGCCGGTGCATGGGCGCTCCGGCGGCGCGGCTGCCTTTCAATCAGCTGGTCCTGGGTCGCACCACGCCGCCCTGGAACAGCCGGGCATGGAGGACCGAGACGTGCGTGCCGCTGCCGGACCAAGAAGTGGGCGGCGTGATGCGCGTGACGCTGGGGCCCGACCGCTCCTCCTCGCAAAACTGCCGGTCCGAGGGGTGCCGTTTCCTGGCCATCCCGCGCGGGTTGCCGGCCAGGGACGTGACGCTCACGTACCGCGTGCGCTTCGCCCCCGGGTTCGCGTGGGACGGCGGCGGCGGGCTGCCGGGCCTCACCCTGGCGTCCACGGCGTCGCAGTGCGAGGACGACCTGGCGGGGCGCTGCAGCGTGTCGTGGACCGGCAGGGGTCGGGCCGTGGTGCGCGTCACCACGCGCGGACGCCGGGCGAGACACGAAGACGGCGACACGCAGGTGATGTTCGAGAACGCTGACTTCAAGTTTTTGAGGGGGCGCTGGAACAGCGTCTTGCTGCGCGTGCGTCTGAACTCGTTCGATGCGGGGTGCGGCTGGGCCAACCGGGACGGCACGCTGACGGTGTGCATCAACGGCCGAGCCGCCTCGGCCTCCGGCCTGGCGTGGGGCCTGCCGGCCGCCACGCTGCTGCACCACGTCAGGTTCCAGGTGTGTCGAGACCCCACGGGTGGCCACGAGGGTGGCCGCGCGGCAGGGGGTCAACAGGTCCCCAGACGGTCGGCCGCCTCGCAGGCTACTTGGGTGGACTTCGCGGCCTTCGCGGTGCTGGCCTGAGGGCACTGGCCGTCAGGGAAACGTGACGGTGACCTTCAGGTGCGTCTTGGTGCACCCCTTGATGGCCGCTTCCGACAGGGCTCGTCGCTTGGCCTTGCCGGCGATGGCCACCACCACGCCCCGGTGCTTGATGCTGCGCAGCATGTCGTCTTCGATCTCCCGGTTGTGCTGGGTGCCGTACTCCACCACCCCGTGCGATAACGCCCACCGGAAGAAGTTCAGCTGGCCCACGGTGGTGTGGAACACCCGCCCGTCGGCGTCTAAAAAGTCGATGCGCTCGCGCCGGCAGAAGGGGTCGAAGAACCTCTTGCTGTAAGCTTTGAGCTGCGACTTGTATTCCAAAAACATGTTGAAGGCGTGGCGCGCGCCCTGCGCGGTCTGGACGGGCAGCACCACGTTGTGCTTCTTGGCGTAGTTGGTGACCAGCCAGTCCAGGATGCGCAGCGAGATGGCCCTGCCCTGCGGCGCCTCCGCGCTGTGCAGCACGTCGGTGAGGACCCGCAGGTGCTCCGGGTGCTCGTAGAACTTGCGCAGGCTGAGCAGCAGCACGTCCTGCTTCGACTCCGCGCACACGGGCTCGCCGCCCGGCTGGTCGTTGCCCGTCTGGGCGCCCGACACCTGCTGCTGGACTGCTGTACGGGACTCCATGACCGCCACCACACCCTGCTCGGTTACGGCACTTTCGGTGGCTTAAATTTACACGACCCAATTTTCAAAATTTCAAGCATCGGCAGCATCGGCCAGTCGCCTCTGCATGAGCGGGTCGTCCTGCTCAAACATGGCCGTGTCCGGCCGGTCCTGGGGGGCCGCCTCGATCTCCTCGATCGCCGCGCTGGCGCTGGCGCCGGCGCTGGCCGTCGGGGGCGGCGGCACCCTTTCGTGCTCCAACAGGTGCTTGTCCAGTCCGTCGCGCATCACGGCTTCCTTGCGATCGTTGAACAGCTGCTTGGCCTGCATCTGCGACTCGTTGTAGCCCTTGATCAGCTTGTTCAGGAAGTCCTCCTGGTACTCGTGGTCCTCCAGGGCCGCCGGGTCGGGCGGGATGAGCAGCCACTTGTACATGTCCACCAGGTAGATGTCCATGATGGGGTCCGCCTGCTGCAGGCGGCGCACGTGGGCGGAAGCCTCCTCCTTGGTCGCGAAGCAGCCCCGGATCTTCAGCCCGAACTTGTCGTTGCGCTGGTTGCAGTCGCTGGGTCCCACGAAGCTGACCAGCGCGAACAGCTGGCCCGGCACGGTCAGAAAGTCCGCCTCCAGGTAGTCCACGGTCGAGGACGCGCCCGAGGACGCGCCCGAGGACGCGCCCGAGGACGCGCCCGAGGACGCGCCCGAGGACGCGCCCGGCTGCTGTTGCTGCTGCTGGTCGGTTGCCATGGCGGAATTCGAGGCGGCGGAGGTGGCGCCTCACGTCCTGGCGGCCGCCTTAAGCTTGGCGCGCTTGGGCGGCGCCGACGCCGCCGAGGGACGCGATCGCGCCAGCAGGTTGTCCAGGCTGAGAAACGATTTGCAGTAGCGCGACGGCATGGGCGCCACCCCCTGCTGCTGCGGCTGCTGCTGCGGCTGCTGCTGCGGCTGCTGCTGCGGCTGTGCCTCGCCCGTCGGCGGCTCGTCCGTGGATGCCGGCTGATCGTCCGCGAAAAACACGCGCAGCACGGCGTCGGGCACGGGCCAGCAGTCGCTGGCGAAATCCTTGCACATGCCGTAGCGCCGGCCCTCGGTGGTCTCGCACCGGCAGTAGCACCTCTGCGACACGCCGCGGCGGCTGAGCACGAAGTACACGTTGTTGGTGCGATGCGCCCGTCCCAGGTTGAGGCAGTACCGCGCCGTGCTGCGCAGCAGGTAGCAGTGCTCGCCCGCCACCACGCCCGTGAAGCTCTGGCCCAGGAACGGGTGGGGCAGCGCGGCGGCCAGGTCCGGCAGCACGTGCGCGTAGGCCGCCAGCGACCGGTGGTGGAAAGCGCCGGTGCCCTGGCCGCTGTCGTCCACGGCGCCCTCGTCGTCGTCGCCGCACAGGCGCAGGGTCTCGGAGCTGAACGCGCGGATGCTCAGCGCCCGCACCGCGTCGCGCAGCGCCGTCACGCCGCTCACGCCGGCCTCGCCGTCCGACGCCGACGCGGGCCGCATGCCCTGCTCCGTCACCTCCCAGCGCAGCTCGTAGAACCGCGGGTCGCCGGGCCCCTTGGCGGACCAGGGCATGCGCAGGCCGTTGGAGCGAAACACGCTGTGGTCCAGCGCCTCCTCCCAGCGCCCGCACAGCTCCGGCGGCAAGGCCCCCGGCGCCGCGTCGTCCTGGCCCAGGTCCTGCAGAGCCTGCAGCGCCTGCAGCGCTCTACGCCGCAGCTCCAGCGCCGTGGACGCCCGGACCAGCACCTCCGGCCACACCATGTGGAAGCCCAGCTTGAAGGTCGGCTGGGCGGCGCCACCCCGGGGCGCCTCGGCCTTCACGGCGCTGGCCCGGCACACAAGGACGCGGGGAAAGGCGGGCAGCCGGTCGACCGGGAGCTCGTCCCGCGAATCGTCCGCGGCGCCGGCCTCCCGGATCGCCGTGGCCACGACGCCGGCCACGGCCGTGAAGACGCGCTCCAACCCCGCCTCGCGGGCCGTCTCGGCCGCCTGTCGGGTGCTGAACCGCGTGTCCAGGTCCACGAACATGCGGAACACGGGCGTGCGCAGCTCCACCACGCACGGCGGGCGCTGGGGGCAGCGCACCAGCGAGGCGACGTAGGCGTTCAGGAAGGCCCCGCTGGATTCTTGCGGCACCCGCGCCTTGCCGCCGTCCAAAAACAGGTGCGTGGGGCGCTCCGGGGAGTCGCGCGCCAGCCAGTAGCCGCGGCCCCGCAGCCACTCGTAGATGTGCTGGGGCACCTCGCTGGCGGCCCGCCTCGACGAGGGGCGGGGCATGGCGGTGCGCCGCCCCGGGTGCCGGACACGCTTAAGCGCCCGACCCGCGAGCACGCGAAAAATGTCCAACGAACAGATGTGCGCAGCCGTCGCTGGCACCGCCGCGGCAGCAGGTCCTTACGTCTGCATCTACGCCAGCCAGGTGGCCATGTGCATCGGCGCCAACCGGCACAAGAAGATCGGGCAGGCGCTGGAGCTGATGTGGCAGCGGGTGTCGCCCGCCAGCTTTCAGGCCGCGCTGCGACGCAACCGCATGAGGACCGCGGACGAGATCGCGGAGCACATCATCGCCACCAACCCTCGGGTGCGCGACCTCGTGGACCGCACGCTGGACGCGGAGGACTGCGACTCGTCCGACCAGGTGGCCTCGCGCTACGACAGCGTGGTGCAGGAGCTGCGCACGGTGCGGCTGCCCGAGGACGACAAGAAGCTGGTGGACGAGGTCCTGAAGCGCAACCTGTACACGGGGTACGGCAACAAGCAGGAGCATCACGTGCTGGACTACGTGCGGAGCACCCTGGGCATCCCGGCCAGGGAGGACCCGGTCTTCTACAAGCAGCAGCAGGGCGTGTGCGAGGGCCCGTGGGGCTCCTTCCCCTGGTACGTGGGCGGCAAGATCGACGCCATCGACGAGCACCGCAAGCTGCTGATCGAGATCAAGAACCGCGTCAACAGGCTGTTCTACAGGGTGCCCTTCTACGAGCAGGTGCAGGTGCAGGCCTACCTGGAGCTGCTGGATCTGGAAGAGGGCATCCTGGTGGAGTGCCTGAAGACCAAGCACGGTACGCGCCCCCACCACACCTCCGTCGAGCTTCCGGATCGTCTGATACCCATGGGCGACATGCACACCAGACGATCCGAACATGCCACGAACACGCCGCAGCAGCAACAGCGGGCGCGCTCAGAGGATGGCGACGGCCCACCCGGCGCAGACCCGGCGCCGGCGGCAGACCCGGCGGCGCCCGACACGGTGGTGAACGTGATCCCGATTCGCCGGGATCGGGAGCTGTGGCACAACGAGATCGTGCCCAAGCTGCGCGAGTTCGTGGCCTTCCTGGCACGCATCATTTACGACATCAACCTGCAGGACCGGTACCTGCAGAGCCGGCGCCGCAACGCCTTGGTCGTGGAGCACGTCAACGCCGCGCTTCAGGGCCGCCCGAAATATCCGCGCGACCAGACATGACCACCCCGAGCCACTCACAGCCTTGCCCCGCCGGGATTGACCCAAGGGATCCCAGGGACGCCAGGGTTGACGCCAGGATTGATCCCAGGGACGAAGAGCTGCTGTTCCGCTTCGACGAGGACGACGACCAAGAACCCGGCGCGTCCTGTTTTCGAAACCTGCAGGACGGTCAGGGAGTTCGTGCCACCCCGCCCGCGGTGCGACGGCACCGTGGCTCCCGCGCCACTGCGCCACAAGCTCCTGGCAGCGGCGAGACTCTCGCGCACCGGCTACGCCCTGACGTCGCCGATCGCGCCTGACGGCACGGCGGTGGTGGCCGTGGCGGGGTTTGCCGACGCGTGGCAGACGCCCCGGCTGCGCATCGACGGCCTGCCGGACGACCTGGTGTGCACGGTGGCCGCGCTGCACAGGTACGTCCACGACCTGGCATCCCTGGTGACCAGGCACCTGGCCGCCATGGGCCTGCCCGGCGTGGACCGGGACGACGTGCTGCGGCGTTGGCCCTTCCTTGGCCGCGCGGGCACACGCGTCAAAGTTCTGAAGCCGCTGTGAGCTCTCTGGCTTACGCAACTTACGCCGACCACCAGCCCGGCATGGCCATCATGGCGGTGCTCGCGTGCGCGCCGCTGGGCCGGCCGGCCACCAACCCGGCAAGGTGGCGCGCGGCTCCAGGGCGCCTGCTCGCCTGCCGGGTGCGCCGGGTGCGCCGGGCGCGCGATGTATCGACGCGGCGAGGGGTCGAGCCCTGCCGAGCCGTCGCGGACGCCGTCGCCGCGTCCGGCCTCGCCGCGTCCGCGGCCGTGCCGGCCCTGGCTTCCCTGCTCACGGAGCACGTCTGCCCGGACGTGGCGTCGTGCGCAGGGCTGTACCTGGGCGAGCCCGAGCGTCAGATGCGGGTTGTGGAGCTGTTCTGGGATCTGGCCCGGGCTTACGATATCTCTCACGGCGGTCACGGCTACGTGCTGCGCGCCTTGCTGGACGCCGATTTGTGGACCGCCAAGCAGCTGTGCATGGGGTTCGACCAGTACAACGCCGGCCTGGGGCTCATACGCGCGGCCTTGACGGACGGGTGACGACTGGCGGGGTTCCGGGTCACGCGGCAGAAGCGCGGATGGCCGCCCGCACGATGCTGACCACCGTGGCCGCGCCGACCAGCGACGCCAGCACGCCGTACGTGGCCCTGCGCCACCCGGGACTGGGCGAGAAGAACAGCCAGAACGCGGCGTTGATCATGAGGCTGGTCCACGTGACGGCGCGGACCGCGTTCTGTAGCGTCATGCGTCAAGCGCTAGTATTGTCTGAACGATGGTTTTTTTTTGTGCGACCACAGTACCAACAGCAACACATGAGGCTGCGCCAGTACAACCGGACCAGCACGGGGCCCGCGCTGCTCTTCGTGTCGGCCACGTGGTGCCCGCACTGCAAGCACGCCAGGCCGGAGGTCAGGAAGGCGGCGGTCGTGCTTGGCACCGTGGTCCCGGTGTACGTGGTGGACAGTGAGAAGCACAAGGACGTGGTGGAGAGCCTCAAGGTCCAGGGCTTCCCCACCATTCTGTTCAGGACCGAGTCGGGGAGGATGAAGGAGTATCGGGGCGAGCGCGTGGGCCAGAAGATCGCGGACTGGGCTTGCTCTCAGTCGGGCGGTCTTTGCAACATGTGAAGCGCAGCTTACTCGGGCTTACTCCAGCTTAAGCGCAGCCTGGCACATGGCCGGCATGACCGCCGTCGCGCCCGCCGTCGCGCCCGCCGGCTTGCCCGCCGATCTGGCGGACAGCCTGTTCTCCAAGTTGCGCGACACACCGTGCAAAGTGCTGCAGCTGGGGGTGCGAAACGGGGCGGCCACGGAGGCCTGGTCGCGTTACTTTTCACACCGCGACACCAAGGTGCTGGGCCTGGATTTGAAGCTGGACGAGGCGTACATCGGCCTGGACGACCCCAAAATCCGTCTGTGCACCATCAACGTCATGGACTGCGACCTGCCCATGGCGTTGGCCACCGACGACCGCCTGGAAGGCTGGAAGGCACCGTACGACATCATCCTGGACGACGCGTCCGGCGACTGGAAGGAGCAGACCATCGCCATGCTGTCGCTGCACCGTCTGCTGCGTCTCAAAGGCGTGTACGTGGTCAAAAACGTCAAGAGCGACAAGCTGCCCCTGCTGGCCGACGTGGCCAGGGGGTGCGGCCTGGACGCCCGGACCTACGACGACGCCATCCTGGTGGCCGCGTTCTGCTGACGACGACGGGCTTGCAGACGGGTCACGGGCGCGTCCGGCGTCGGACCCGCGACCCGGGCCCTTTTCGCGGTTGGAGCAGGGGTCAGCGGCAGAGGCGTCGCCCGTCGGGCGGCCGGCTGCCGCTGCGATGGCGGCGGTGGCAGCACCCTCTGGCCAGCATTCACGTAACACACGTAGTCTACGTTGACGTAGTTGAACCGCGTGTGGTAGAACCACTCCAGCATGACGAGGGTGCCGTGGGACCAAACGATTCGCTGAGACGCGTGTTTTTTTGCAGAATCGTAAATGTAATCCTCGTCGCCGCATCGGTAGCCCGCGATGGAGTGCCCAGAGGTTTTCGATTTCGAGCCGAGGCTAATGTGCGCGTTGTTCAGCCGGTACGTGCCCAGCTTGGGGGGAAACGCGTAGCCCACGGGGTGAAAAAGCGACACGGGGGCCCATTTCTCATGTTCAATAATCAGGATCTTCTCGTTCGGGTACTCGCGCGCGATGCGCTGCAACCCCTCGGCATTGTTCAGCAGCCGCGCCTGCACGACGCGGTACTCGGTGCTCCGAAAGAGCTGCTTGAGAATAGGCAGCAGCCTGCTGGCGCCGCCCACCTTTACTCCTCTTTTGTACGCGCCGTCATGCATCGTCTTGGCGAAGTTTTTGCCGTACGTCTGCAAAATCAGGTTGACAGCCCGGCTACCCACCTTGTCCACCCCGCCGTGCGCGGTGGGCGGCCAAGTCCTGAACGAGTGCTTCCAGGCGGGCAGCACGCCGCGCGGAATCTTCTTTTCGCCCGGCATCAGGTACGCCGCCGCGTGTGCCAGGATCTGTATCCGGTTGGGCACGGTCGGGCACTTGTGCACGCCCTCGGCTAGCACCAGGTCCAGCTTCTTCCTTCCCTGCGGGGTCATCCGTTGCAACATGCCAAGCAGGAGGGCTCCGGTCCACTGGCCCATGACCAGGCCGTTGAGGATGGCATTGAACCAGCACGTGCCGGTTTTCTGCTGGTAGCCCTTGCGCTGGCAGCGGTACGGTTGCATCACGTCGCGCACGCGGCGGTTTTGCGAGGCGCTGCGCAGCTTGGCAACCACGGCCGTGGCCAGAGCGCGACGCCTTTGTTCCCGCGCGTCGGCCTGCGTGATCTCGGCGTCGGCCATGACGTGTTGCGATGGTATGCATAATGGGCCTGGTTTTTTTTCGGCCTGGAAGCTTCTTTGCCGCGCTATGTCCATTTAAAGAGCAGTCGCGCTATCTGCACCGTGACAGTCGTCTCTTTGGGTTTTTTGGTCTTTAATATGGCAGCGGCGATGCTTCCGCCCTCGCAGCAACGGTCAGCGCCGCCGCCACCACAGCAGCAAGACCAGCAGCAGGAGAAGCACAACGCGCAGGGGTGTCCGGCTCGCCAGGCGCTGGAAAACGTCCTGGCGTCGGTGCTTCGGACGTACGGCCGGGACAGGCTGGAGTTCGAGTACCGCCTGGGCCAGCGCGTGGCGGGACGGTTCGTGCCGGGCATCACCGAGGCCTGCTGGACCAGTGTCAAAGACGCTCTGGACGCCAGTCCGGCCTTCCAGCAACCGCTGGTCACCGACACCACCGAGCTCATGAGCGACGACGGCTCGTTCGGCAAGTACGTGTGCGACGCGAGCGACGCCTCCAAATCGCACTGGGTGCACAAGCAGCGGCTGAACGACGTGGACGTTGACACCTGCAGCACCTGGACGTGCCGGGCGTCCACGTCCTTGGAAGCGGCGGGCGACCCGCACGCGGGGCCGCCCGCCGCGCACAAGTACGCGCGGCACAAGAAACGATGGTCGTACGCCTTCCGGTGCTGGTCCGTGGACCTCACGCGCGTGGCCAGCAACCTGCCGCACCAGCTCGACAACGACGGCATCTCCTACGAGCTGGAGATCGAGCTGCGCGACACCACGGAGCTCTTCAGCAGACCGCTGGGCGACGTCATCGACTGGGGCTGGAGGCTCATCACGGAAATGTGCCAACTCATGACCGCGTGATGACTGCCCGACCGGGTTACCCCGCGGTTCCCCCGCGGTTACCGCGGCGCGGTGCATCCCACGTGGTTCAGGACCGGCAGCGTGGCGGCGTGCGTGGCGGCGTGCGCGCCTGCATTGCGCCACGCCATGGACGACGGCACGCCCGGCACCCCCCTGGCCGTGGAACTGCGGGCGCCGTGCCCGCACCGCACCGCACCCTTGTGCTGCACGAAGTGTTGCTTCTTGTTGTTTGCTTTCTTACCGTGGTGCCCCTTGGCCACCCTGTAAATGTTGCGCTTGGCGCGCTTGGCCATCATACCACACGGCTTGCCGCGGCGGGTCGGCGGCCGCCGCCGGTCGCACGCGCACAGGTGACGGTCCGTGGCGGCGTTCAGCCAGGCCAGCAGGGCCTTGGGCCCTCTGGTCATCACCCGCGTTTTGCCCATCAGCGCCAGCATGCACGCCATAGCCAACAGAGTGCCCGCGAACACGGACTGCGCCTGGCTGGACAGCATGGGGCGTGACCGATGTCATACCCGTCGAAAAAAACCGGGCGTGTCTTAGTATCTCTCATCATGGCGGGTGGCATTTACAAGGGAAGACCCTTTTCCTTCAACGTCAAGTGCATCGTGTTCACGGCCCTGCTGGCGGGGGGCTACTGGTACCTGCCGCCTCGCCGTCTGTGGGTGCTGGGCCTGCTGCTGTGGGCGCCCTACGTGGCCATGGCCTGGTACGACTACACCTACGACTGCGCCGATAAGATGGCGCCCACCATCGTGCCCTTCGGCCGCTGGCTGTTCCTGCCCTTCAAGCCCCCGGGCTACCGCGCCGAGTACAACAAGCTGGCCCAGGCGCAGATCGACTCCATGTCCAAGCTGGACCACGCGGTGGGCTGGACCCTGGTGGTCATCGTGGCGGCGGGCCTGCTGGCGTGGTGGCGCAGACTAGGCCAGGCGAGACTAGGCCAGGGTCCACCGGCCCTGCTAGGCTAGCAGGGCGGCTTGCGCCCGCTGGAGTAGCGGTAACAGAACTCCACGAAATCGGCGAACTGGCACGCGTCCAAGATGTAGACCCCCAGCCCGGCGATCTGGTCCTTGAGCGAGTGGTACAGGCCTACCAGGAACTCGCTGTTGTAATCCGACCATTCCTCGTAATCCGTCACGATATTGTCGTAGACGTCGCTGTGCTCGCTGTCGCTGTGGTGCACGTCGTCGCCGTGGCCGCCGTACATGCGTCCAAGCGGCGGCTCCTGGCCGCGGTCGTCGCCGTACATCCTTAAGCTGCACCACTTATCGGGGTCGCCTATCTGGGCACGGCGCCGTCAGCTGTCCATGGCATCCAGGGGCAACGGCGCCGCGTCCAGGCCGCCCAGGCCGTTCAGGCCGCCCAGGCCGCCGTCGCCGTCCAAGCCGTCGGGGTCGTCCGCCTCGTCGTCGTCGTCCAGGAAGCTGTAGGCGTCCATGCGGCTGGGGCGCGACACCACGTAGCCCTGCAGGGCGCGCCACGTGACGCCGAACAGGCTGTTGACGAACCACACGCGGTCCACCTCCAGGATCAGCTTGATCTGCGTGCCCTTCACCAGGTAGTCGATGCTGGTCTCCTGGCGCTTCTCGTCGAAGAACTTGGTCTGCGGCACGCCGTCGCGCATGGGCACCTTGACCTTCATGACCGGCGGGTACTTGAACTCCGGGTGGTCCTTGATGAGCTTGCGGTAGTTGTCTTCTAGCACGTCCTTGGACTTGAGTTTGCCGAACCAGTCCTTGGACTTGGCCACCGAGCAGTCCAGCAGGTGGGCGTCCATCTGCCTCATCTTGTCCAGGAACTCCGCCTCCTTGGGGCTGCTCTCCAGGTTGCGGAACGACACGTCGATGGAGTAGCTCTGTGCCTCGGAGTCGGGGCGGTCGCGGAACACGCTGACGCCGAAGGGCATGACCAGCGCCGGCGTCTGGATCACCCAGCGGCGCCTGGAGCCGTCGGCTCCCACCAGCGGCACAAACTTGCCGCCCTTGGCGTTCTTGTCGGGCGCGCCGAAGTGGATCTCGCGAGGGTCGAAGGTCGAGTACAGTTGCAGGGAAGCGGTCGCCATGGTTCTGCCTGGTGGTGCGTTGGCTGGTGCGGGTGCGGGGTCTGCGAAAAGCTTTGGTCCGCTGAGACAGGGCGCTCTGTTTAAGCCCGGCGAGTCACCGGGCGTAAACGGATCGTCTGGTGCGCACTTCGGCGCCGACACCGGGCTGGCCGCCACCGTGGCGGTGCCGCACGGCCACGGGACGGCACCCGGCCGTCGTCGTCGGTGTCGCCGTCGTCGGCACGGGGTTTAACGCCGCGCGGGCGCCATGCCGCCGCAGTGCCGCCGCAGCCAGCCCCAGCCAGCCGCAGCATGAAGGGTCTTGCCAACCTGGGGAGCACGTGTTATTTGAACGCGGCGCTGCAGTGCCTGATGTTCTGCCCGCCGCTCACCAATTACGCGCTGTCGGGGCTGGCCGACAAGGACCTGAACCGCAAGCGCATCAACGCGTGCGCCCTGGCCACCGAGTACTTGGCGCTGACCAAAAAGTATTGGTCGACCTCCCAGCCGGACCCGCTGGACACCTCCGCCCTGCACGCCGCCCTGGGCAAACTGCACCGCCCCTTCGCCGCCACGTCCCAGCCGCACGACTGCCACGAAGCCCTGTGCCTGCTGCTCAAGCACCTGCACGACGCCCTGTCCAGGGCGCCCAGGGTGCGGCCCTCGCCGTGCGACGGCCTGGTGGCCACCGAGCCCTGGGAGCAGCACCTGGCGCGCACCGGCTACTCGCTGCTGGCGGAGCTGTTCCAGGGGCAGCTGCAGTGCAGGGTGGCCTACCGCGAGCAGACGGCCGCAGCAGACGGCCAGATGGAGCCGCCGCCCAGTAAGCTGCGCGAGAGCGTCACGTACGAGCAGTTCACGGGCCTCAGCCTGGACGTGCAAGACGCTCCGTCGGTAGACCGAGCGCTGGCGGCCTACCTGGAACCCGTGACCTTGGACGACTACGTACCCGAAAACGGCGCCACAAGCTCAAGACCCATGGCGGCCGTGCACACCCGACGGCTGCTGTACTGCCCCCTGGTGCTCATGCTGCACCTCAACCGCTTCGACCCGTCGACGGGGCGCAAGCTGGACAAGTACGTGGACTACACCACCGAGCTGGACCTGCGGCACCTGGGGCCCGGCGGCGGCATGTACCGCCTGTTCGCGGTGGCCTACCACGCCGGCGACCACTACACGGCGGCGGCCGAGGTGCGGGACCGCTGGTTCCTGCTCAACGACGCCACGGTCACCGAGATCTCCGTGAACGACGTGGTCCGCAACCACGCCTACGTGCTGTTTTACAAAAAAATGGACGCCGTGTGGTAACCCACGCAAGGCCAGGTTTACAACACGCAGGTTTTCAGGGAGTCCAGGGTGAGGCCCTCGCGAATGTTGAGCATGGTTTTGCGGTACGTGAACATGTCGTTTGCCGTGGTCTTGTCGGTGCGCACCATCACCAGGTCCCACTCGTCCTGCCCCGCGGGAGGCTGGGCGCGCACGCACTCTGCGATGACGCCGGGCGACGCCGCGCCTCGGCGCAGCCTGCCCACCGGCACGTGCCGACCCGCGTCGAAGACGGTGAGCGACACGCCGTCCGCGCCCACCAGAAAGTCCACGGTGTGCCTGGCGTCGAACTTGAGCTTGAAGAGCGTGCGGTGCCGGCCGTACACGACGGGGGCGGTCGCGGGCGTCAGGATCACGCCATCAACATCATGCTTGATCTTGATGAAGTGCAGCTCCTGCTCGAAGTCGTCCAGCTGCGGCAGCGCGAAGAAATCTTTGGGCCGCAGGTCCAGGTCGTCGCGCTGGGCGGGCGGGTCTCGGCGGTTGGCCTCGGCGTACACGCGCATCACGGCGTGCACGGCGTTCATGCGCTCCTTGAGGGGCGAGTTCAGCACGGGAATGCCCGACACGCACATGGCGTCGAAAATCAGGTACTCCCAGCGCTCCGAGCACCGGTTGAACACCACCTCGCCGTCCAGCAGCGTGCCTTGGTACGCGGCGCGCGGCAGGTGCCGCACCGACAGCAGGTGGGCGTTCAGCGCCCTGTCCACCAGGGCGCACACGTTGACCTTGGCGCCCCCCGCCGACGTCGTGTAACACAGCATGGCGTACCGCACGCCGTCCGTCTTCTCGCACACGTAGTACGGCTGGGAGCGCAGCACCGGGAAGTGGGAGGTGTCCAGGCTGACGGGGTTGGGGCCGGGGAACCGCGGGGCGGCGGCGTCGTCGCTGGACAGGTCCTTCAACACATGCAGCAAGTGGGTGAGGTGCGGGCCCGGCTGCAGCCTGGGCAGCAGCAGGCACCGTTCCGATAAGGCGTCGCCTGCCGCCTGCTGCGAGTCGGCGGCGCCCTGCTGCGCCGCTGCTACAGCCGCGATGGTTTGCATGTGTGTGTGCCGGGGCGACGACGGTGCTCTGCGGCTTTCCGGCAAAGAACGCAGAAGAGCCAAGCCGAAACGACAACCAGACGATCCGTTTATACTCGTGGGGGGTGCCGGGGGTGCCGGTCACAATGCCAGCGGGCGTTCCATTTTGTATCGGCGCATCGTGTATTTGTGGTCGGCGCGGTAGAAATCGAGCACGTAAGCGCTGGGCTTGCTGAATTTGGCGGGCACGTCCCTGTTAATGGGAGCGTCTTCCTTCCACAACACCCCGCGCATGTTGGTTTTCCTGCCGGGCAGGCACTTGGTCAAATACACCAAGCCCCGGTCGTGGTGTGGAAAATACCTTCCCTTCAGCAGGTCCACGTGTTCCTCGTAAATATCTCTGATGTCCTCAACAAAATGGTTATACACTTGTTTGTAGTACGCGTCGCGTTCGCTGGCATCTCCACCCGTCTGGCACGGGTCGACCGTGCGTTTGAACCCGTGGTTTATGTAAAACTGCCACGTGTTTCTGTTTTTCACGCTGGATAAGGCAATCATGTTGGCACCCACGTACTTCGTCGCGTACGTGTGCAGTGCCTCCATCAATATGTTGCCGGTGCCCTTGAGCACGTCGTTCGGGTTGTCGTTCTGCGCACAAATCAGATCGACATACAACACCTTGCGAGCGCTGGAATGCAGCTTGCTGCTGTACAGCGTGCCGAACAGGAAACCGACGCGAATCTTGCCGTCTGGCATTTTTTTCCTGGCTACTATGACGAAGTGGCTGTTGAGTTTATTCGCGTCGTCTTCGGACAGATACACGACCGATCCGCCGCCGCCGTATGACGACCCCCCGAAAAGCTGGGAAACATACTGGGGTCGCACCGTATTGGTTGCGGTATAATCCTGCTTGCCGTTGGGCCTCAGCACCGCCCTTTCGAGTCCACTGGCATTTTTGGTTGTTTTCATATCGATGGATTTGCAGTGTTTGGCCAGTTTTGATGCGAGTCGTGCGATTTGCACCAGTTCCATCCCCTCGTAGACCTTGACGACCACATCTCCGGGCACTCGCCGCAAATTTCGGTAGGGCAGAGGCTTGGGCCCAGGGCCAGGGCGGGACCCAGACGCACGATTCGTAGCCAAGACATTGGCGGCAAGGGCCGCGGCCACGGTGGCAGACGCCGTTGGTTTGGTTTGTTTGGTTTGTTTCTTCATACAAATTGTAAATAAAATAAATCAAACATAAACCAGTCAGAATGCCGCCAGAAACGCTGCTGCTCGGGGTGCACGCCGTGCTGATGCTGCTGCTGGGAGCCTACGCGCTGATGAAAGAACGCGTGGAGCTGGGCTGCGTCGGTCTGGGCGTCCGCACGCGCCAGTGCCGAGACGAACACAGCGTCTACGTGCACGGCACGGACCCCCGGCCCGACGATGGGCCTCAGGAAGCGGCCCGCAAGCTTGACAGCGTGCTGTCGTACCACGAAAAGGGGGGCGTCTGGAAACGCAGTTTCCTGCTGGCGCTGGTGCTGGCGTACACCGCCCACCTGGCGCACCGCGCCACGGCGGGTGCCGGGGCGGGCTGGACCCTGGCCACGCAGCACCTGCTGTTTCTGGCCATCACGTACTTTTACTGGAATTTCATCAATTACCACCATTTCAGGCTGCTCAAAGCCCACGGCATGGCACACGTCGCCGTGCTGAAGCGGGCGTGCGGTCTCATTTCTTGACAGACTTTTTCTTCTTGCCGTCCCTCTTCTTCGTGCCGTCCTTCTTCTTCTCGCCCTCCTTCTTCTTCTCGCCCTCCTTCTTCTTTTCACCCTCCTTCTTCTTCTCGCCCTCCTTGTCCTCGCCCTCCTTCTTCTCGCGTAAGGCCCCGCGCCGCTTGAAATACATGTACACGCCGACGACGATGGCCACGAGCACTCCTGCCAACAGCAACGTGTTGTGTCGTTTGTAAAACCTCATCAACGCCCGGCGCAGCTTGCCCCAACGGCCCAGCGTGCCGTTGTTGGCAGCCGTGCCGTTGTTCAGGACCTCGTTGGCCGCGTTTTCGATGGCGGCGTTCACGCTCGGGGAATTGACGTCGAAGGAGTCGGGCGTGGCGCTCATGTCGCAGTAGCGGTGCTACACCGTACCCTAGAAAATTTACCAGTAAGGATTCGGAGCGACAGCGCACGACACGGAATTGTGGTCCGCGGGTGCGGGTGCATCGACCGACGCGTCACCCGACTGTTTGGCACCCATGAATTCGCGCCAGAATGCGTGCAGGGCGTCGCGGTGCCGGCGGAACCACTCTTTGTCGCGTTCCACCACCACCACGTCCAGCACGGGCAGGCCGTCGGCCGTGAGGGTGCCTGGTTTGTACTGCACGAAGATGGTGGCGTCCACGTCGCACACCTCCATCTGCACCTGGATTTGCGGGTAGTAGTGGCCGGGCACGTGACCCGGCACGATCTCGCGTTTCAGGGGACACTTGATCTCCACCAGCTTGCCGCTCATGGTCACGCCATCGGGGCTGGCGCCCAGCCACGGCAAGCTCGCGTGGCGCACCAGGCCCACGTCCGCGACCGTCTCGCCCAGCGCGCCGCACGCCAGGGCACGCGCTTCGTCCTCGTACTTCTGGCCGTGCACGACGAACATGTTGCTCAGCGGCGCGTTCGTCGCCTTCTTACGCAGCAGCTCGGCCCGGGGCGAGCCGCGGTACGACGCGTAGGGCTTGATGTCCAGCGCGGAGGCCGCGTCGCTGGCGGTCAGCAGATCCCGGCGGGCCGCAAACCACTCGGGCGACCGCTGAACCCACTGCTCCCGCGCCATCAGCTGAGAGGTGGCCGGGTGCCGCGGCGCCGCGTGCAGGGGTCGCTGGGTGGGCGCGCACATCATGCCTTACGCGGCGCGACAATACCACCGGCCTCGCGGCGCCCTCCTTAAATCGACGACGCTGATGCCGGCGCCGACATGACCACCGCCTCGAACTTCCGCAACTCGCGCTCGCTGTGCCGGGCCATGAAGCGCTCCGCGACGCCCGCCAGCGGCGGCGGCAACCTGGCGTGGTGGGCCACCGAGCCCCGCAGCGTCACGCGGCTGTCGCCGCGGCTGTCGCCGCGGCTGTCGCCGCCGCTGTCGCCGCCGCCGTCAGCAGCGTCCTGCACCAGCAGGAACGTGGGCTCCACGCTGAACAACTCCGAGCCCACGAAGTGCATCTTCAGGTCGTTGCGCACCAGCCACGCGCCCTGCCGCTTCTCCAGAGTCTGCCTCGTGGTCACGCGCATGCGCGGGCCGCAGAAAAAGCAGCGAATCACACGCGGAACCGCGGAGACGTCCACGTCGAAGGCGTACACCCTGGTGCTGGTGCCGGTGCTAATGCCGGCGCTGGCCTGCGGGGGCTGGAAGGTGACGTCGCCGTGCACGTGGCGCAGCACGTCGGCGCCCCACACCGCCTCCCAGGCGTCGTCCAGGCTGCGGATGCGCGGCGGCAGTGGCACGTCGAACGACACCAGCTTCATTTTTTAGTTCAGCCGTCCCGCCGATCTTTAAGTTCTGGAGAACGAAAAGTCCGCGTACCAGGCCTTGGTGTCGAAAGGCGGGCGCTGGCTGCCGCCGAAAAAGGGGTGCAGCTTGAAGGCCTGCAGCCGGATGCCCGTGTGGCGCAGCCGGGCGTGCTCCGTGCGCTTCTTGACGCCGTTCACCGTCAGCTCCAGCACGCCGTCGTACTTGCCCGGCGTGTTGAGCTTGGCGTACATCTCGATCTCGTTCCACCGGCCCTTCTTCAGCTCCAGGTCGAAGTCCCCCTGCTTGCCGCCCTCCGGCACGAAGACGTGCACGCCCTTGGTGATCTTGGAAATCCTCTGGAACGCGGCAGACTGGTCCAGCAGGTCCCACGAGATGCTGCTGCCCTTGTCGTCGTCCCTGAAGGCACGGCGAACCTGCGGGTACACGTACCCCAGCAGCCCGCCCTCGTTGGCAAACGTGATTCTGAAGGACGCGCCTGTCGTGGAGAAGTTGCCGCCCGAGGCCGAGCCCTGGCCGATTTCGAAGCCGCCCAGCTTGCCGCCGATCTTGGGCATGGCGGGGGTGGGGCTCCAAGGGAACCGGTCGTCGAAATACAGGAAGAACGACACGCGCACCTCGTCGGCCGGGAAAAACCCGGGAGGCGCGATGTCGAAGTTGCTGTTGCTGCTGTTGCCGCCGCGCTCGCCCTTTTGGAACGTCACCTCGAACGCCCGCCGACCCGCCTTGGCCACCACCGGCGGCACGCGACCCTTGACCATCTGGCGCAGCTGGTCGGCCGAGTAGGTCCTGCCCTGTCCGCGTGGCTCCAGAGGGGGCGTCGGCAGGGGCGGTGGCGCCACGGGCGGCGGCGGCCGAGGCGCTGGCGGCGGCGGTGGTGGCGGCGGTGGTGGTCGGAACGGTGCCGCGGTCGGGCGGGGCGGCGCGAACGGTGCCGGGGTTGGGCGGGCCGTGGGGCGGCCAGGCGCGGGACTGGTCGCGGGACCGGTTCCGAGGTCGGAAGGGTCCGCCTGGGTTTCCGCCTGCAGCAGAGTCATGAAGACGCGCCTGGCTATTGCTTCCACGTCCTGCTCGTCAACGGGTTGCTGTTGCTGTTTGTTGGTCTGCATACGGACCGGCGAGAATAAAAAAAACGCGACGTAACTCAGCCGGGAACCAGCGCGGAGCATGGACGAACCGTTCGACCCCCTGTTGCTGACCTCTCAGCCGGAGAACCCCGAAGAACCGGAGTCATCGTTCCAGCTCCAGCAGCCCGACGAACCCGACGAGTCATCGTTCGTGCCCCTCACGGCCCCCTTCTTTCCCGGCGTGGCCATCCCCATCCGTCGACGTGTGGCGCCACGACCCCCGCAACCCGGCCTCGTCGGTGCGCCGTTTGCGGCGGCGGCCATGCCTTTCAAGACGGCCCAGGCACCGGTCGTCACGCCCATGGCACCAGTCGTCACGCCCATGGCACCAGTCGTCACGCCCATGGCGCCGGTCGTCACGCCCATGGCGCCGGTCGTCACACCCATGGCGGCGGCGGTGACGCCCGCGCCGGCGCCTGTCAGTGTGCCGCCTTGGGTCAAGCCGCCTTCAGACGATCCGTTTTCGACGCCAGGCGCCGCTGAGAGCACGGCCGCGGGCACGGCCGACAGCGCCGTCATCACCCTCAAGCAGTGTTACGTGCAATCCAAAGGAGGCATCACGTCGGTCAATGACCCAACCGGCCGGCACGGTACCGTCATCAAATTCGCTCTTGACACCCGCCTGGGCGTCAAGACGGAGAACGGCGCGGGCCCGCGGTCCGAGTGCCGCGTGAAGTACAAGCTGGTGCCCGACGCCACGTACGTGGTCACCTTCAAGGTCATGAGCATGCAGGACCACAACAACACGTTTTTTCAGGTCATGGACGACGCCACCATCAAAGCGCCCGGGCCCCGCCTCAAGCTGGTGACGGATGGCGGCGGCAATTACGTGGCCAATTATCGCACCTCCGCCACCTCGGGAGACCCCAAGGGTTCGGGCAAGCTGGGCAGCAACAGGCCGGACATCGGTAAATGGGTGGAATTCCGCGTGGAGTACCACCGCCACCCCTCTCGGGGCTCCATCGTCATCTACAAGGACGGCAGGCTGGTGCACGCCGCCAGGAACATCGCCACCATGTACGCCAGCGCCAAGGACGCCTGGTTCAAGTTCGGACAATACAAGAAGAACGCTTCCGCCACCTCCACGCTGTATTTCGCCGATTTCGTCATTCAGAAGGTCGGAGGCCCAGGTGCTCGCGCCCAGGTGTCCGCGCCCAAGACCGCCTACGTCCCGCCCAAGGGTGGCCTGAGCGACAAGGACAAGAAGCGGCAGCGGTCCATGAAACACAACGCCGAGGTGGTGAGCCGGGCTGCGGCCATGGGCGCCAAGCCCCTGGACTTCGTGCTGCTGGGAGACAGCATCACGGCCAACATCCACCTCAACTACGCGGACCTGTGGAGGCAGCTGATGGGGGCCAACGCCGAGGCCGTGGGCGTGGGAGGCGACGACGTGGCTCAGCTGGCATCCCGCCTGGTGCACGGCACCGTTTTCCGCGCCGCGCCCAGGGTCATAGGGGTGCTGATCGGCATCAACGACGTCAAAAACGCTCGCAAGGACCCGGTAGACAAGGTGGAGTGGCTGCTCAGCTACCTGCGGAGCCGGTACCCCGCCTCGCGCCTGCTGCTGCTGGGCATGCTGCCCAACCGGCACGTGGACGTGCGTCCCTTCAACGCCCGTTACGCGGTCGTGGCGTCCCGTCGCGGGGCCGCCTACTCGGACTGTGGCCGGGACATCGATCCGAGCGCCAAGGCCGACATGGCCGACGGCACGCACCCGGGCCGCGCGGGCTACGTGAAGCTGGTGACGTGCCTGGCACAGAGGGTCGCGTCCCTATCCGCGTCCCTGGCCCCTGGTCCCTCGACTTTTTCCTCGACACCTACCATAATGCCGTCAAAGCCGACCACGGCGCCTCCCGCACAGCCCGCACAGCCTGCGCAGCCCGGCCTACAAGGATTGCAGTCCGGCCCGGTCTACACAGGTCGCCTGCTGGCCGACCTGGCGCTGGCCGACCTGCGGCTGCCCGACGGTGGCGTGTGGGGCGGCCGGCCGGGGTGGCGCAAGTCGGGCCTGGCCACGTTCCAGGGCCAGCAGGTGCTGAGGGTCGTCTACGAGAAGGGCAGCGGCACCAGCCACGACAAGGGCGGCGTGGGCGGGTTCGACATCACAGCGAAACCCGCGGGCATCCCGGGCACGTCCCTGCTGCTCAGTTTCGAGGTGTACTTCGAGCGAGGCTGGCATTTCAGCAGAGGCGGCAAGATCGGCGGGCTGTTCGTGGGTCACGGGCACGCGAGCGGCAAGCGCCACAGCCCCACCGGATCGTCTCATCGCATCATGTGGAAGCAGGACGGCGGCGCCATCAGCTACATCTACCCGCCGTCCGACCTGGCGCAGGAGGACCCCAGGCTGCGCGCCAGCGGCAGCGGCATCGCCTACTTCGGCGACGCCTTTGGGTCCGGCACCCTCAAGGTTGGCGCCTGGAACCGGGTGGATCTGGGCCTCAAGCTCAACGGCTTTGCGCAGGGCCGTCCCCTGGCCGACGGCGTGGCGCTGCTGAGCGTCAACGGCGTCACGCGTCGGGTGAACAACATCCGGTGGCGGCGCAGCCCCGACCTGCTCATCACCTCCGTGGACATCAACACCTTCTTCGGGGGACCCGATCCCGCCGTCGTAGACTGCGTGGCGTATTACAGAAACTTCAAGCTGTTCGAACTGCAGGCATGACAAGTTTTCCCAGGCTACCGCAAGGTGTACAACCCCGTGGCCTGGCCGCGCCCGTGGCCGTAGCAGGCGTAGCGCTTCTCCACGATGCGGCCCTCCTGGATCATCTGCCTCCACGCCTGGGTTGGCTGGACATTGTAGAAATCGGATAAGCGGGTGTCGTACACGATGTCGTCCATGATGACGATCGTGTCCTGATGAGCCAGGCGGGCACAATTCCGGAGATCCGCCAGGGGCACCGGCCCCTCGTGGCCTCCGTCGATGAAAATCATGTCGAACGTGTCGCCGGGGTGGTCCAGAACGTACCGCGGCACCGTCGCTTGGCTGTCGCCAATGATGAGCCTGTGACGCCCGGGATACCGGGCATCCACATACTCCTTGGCGACAGGCACGCACTCATGAAGCCCGATGTCGAAACTCACGAGTTGGGCACGGGGATTTGCCGAAAGGATGGTGTCGGCGCTATGCCCCGCGTTGAACCCGATCTCCATGATTCGGCGAATCCCGGGCAATGCCGCCAATCGCGCCAGGTCCGCGGTTTGGCCGGGCGAGCCGCCGGAGTGCCCCTCGATGATGCGAGCACCCTTTTGGCTCAGAAACTCGGCCAGGGAGGTCATGCCACACGTACGATACGGAAGCGCGACAATAAAACGGCGGGCGTTGTGCGCGAGGGTGCGCCCGTGCAGCCTAGCATAACACCCTCCCTAGGACGGGTGTTCGTGTTCCCCCCTAAAGTACGTGTTGATGTCGTGACGCACCATCTTGGCCACCAACTCGTTGAACGTGAGGGACGGGCGCCAACCCGTCTTGGAGCGCAGCTTGTCGGCTTCGCCCTGCAAGGCCGTCACCTCCAGGGGACGGTGCAGCTCCGGGTCGATGACCACCACCACCTGGCCCGTGTCGGTACGGATGCCCTTCTCGTCCTGGCTGCCCCGCGTGCCCACCCAGGCCAGCGGCACGCCGGCGGCTTGGAAGGCGGCTTCCGCAAACTCACGCACCGTGTGCGTCTCGCCGGTGGCCACCACGTAGTCTTCCGGATCCCGCTGCTGCAGCACCAGCCACATGGCGCGCACGTAGTCGGGCGCGTACCCCCAGTCCCGCGCGGCCTCCAGGTTGCCCAGGCTGAGGGGCCGGGCGTCGCCGGCCAGGATGCGCGCGACGCCCCTGGTGATTTTGCGCGTCACGAACCGTTTGCCGCGCCTCTCGCTCTCGTGGTTGAAGGCCACGCAGTTGCAGGCGAACATGCCCAGGCCGTCGCGGTAGGTGCGCGTGATCCAGTAGCCGAAGGCTTTGGAACAGCCGTAGGGGCTGCACGGCCGCAGGGGCGTGGCCTCCGACTGCGGCGCGGGGCTGGAGCCGAACATCTCGCTGGTGGAGGCCTGCATGAACCGAGCGACGCCCGCCAGCGAGGGGTGGGCCCGGATGGCCTCCAGCACGTTGATCACGCCCAGGGCGTTGGTCTGGGTCGTGATCCACGGCGACATGAAGCTGTCGTGCACGTGCGTCTGCGCCGCCAGGTTGTACACCTCCAGCCTGGCGGGGCCCAGGGCGGCGATAAGCGCCAGCACCCGCAGCACGCAGGGCATGTCGCCCACGCTGCCCACGTAGCTGCGGAACCTGGGGTTGTCCCGTCTTTCGTCTTCGTCAGGAAGCTCCGCGCGGTCCAGGCCGTGCACCCAGTAGCCCTTGCGCAGCAGCAACAGCGACAGGTAGTGACCGTCTTGGCCGTGCACGCCCGTCACGAAGGCGTGCCGCCGCTCCGAGTAGTCGTCATGCGAAGGGAGCGTCGTCATGGCGTCGTCGCGGCCTGGCGTCCAAGGCCGTCAAAGGTACTTTTAAGCCGTCACCCCCGCCCGTGCTTGCCGGTGTACTGGCTCATGATTTTGTCACCCCTGAAATGCGATTTGACATACAGCGTGGGGAACTGGCAGTCGCTGGTGCGAGACGGATCGTCTGCCTGGACCCAGGCCCTCCACTCGTCCCGCGTCACCTTGGCGCACTTGCCGCGTCCCGCCGTCTCGGGCCGCGCCACGCACACGGACGTCCAGTCCTGCGGCGCCCGCTGGAAGCACGGGTAAGTGCGCCCCTTGGCGTCCTTGTGCGTGCACCCGCGCTGCACGCCGTACACCTGGTCCAGGGCGGACCGCTTGGCGCCGCGGATGTGGGCGGGCACGCCGTTGGGGTCGTCGCGTCCCGGCACGCAGTGGTGGTACGCCAGCGCGAAGCAGGAGCCGTCGTCGTTGGGGTCCGACATCCACGTCTTGCACCAGGTGGTGTCTAGGGCCGACGGCGGCGGCAGACGCCGCGGCGGCGGCGTTCGGGGGGCTCGGGTCGGGCGGGGCTGCGGCGGCGGCTGCGGCGGCTGCGGCTGAAAGTCGGGGTCGTCGCGTTGCCGGTCGCGAGAGTCTCGCGGCTGGGGCGGCGGGCGATCCCACGTCTGCGGCGATCCCGGAGCCCAGGCGCCCGTAGAGGCAATGTAGTTGGCGATGATGCGAGCCAGGGCCCACAGCTCGTCCTGGGTCGCAGAGGCCAGCTGGGAAGTGTCGGCGGCGGAAGACGTGCCCGTGGCTTCCATGGCTTCGGTGGCTTGCATGGCTTGCATGAGGCTGTAATTAGTACACAGGTAAAATTACGTATAAATTTGTCAAGAGCGCAGTGCAGTGGAAATGAAAATCGTCGATGCATTCATTTTCTACAATGAAATCGAGATTTTGAAGTTGCGCCTCCAAGAACTCGCGGAGCTTGTCGACTTGTTTGTTATCGTGGAAATGGACGTCACGTTCGTGGGGGCGCCCAAACCTTCGCACTTTTTGCGGCATAAGGGGGACGAGATAATTCAAAAATATCTTCATAAAATCAGGATCTTCACAGCCGACAGCGTGGACGGACAAGACGTGACCCCCTGGATTCGCGAGGCAACGCAGCGGAATGCCATTGGAAAAGCTCTCACAACACTTGGTTTGGATGGCGGTGACATTGTCATGATATCGGATGTCGACGAAATACCCAAGCCAGGCGCTGTTCGCAAGTTCGTACAAGACGGCTGCGGGGCGGGGTTGGCGGTGTGTGACCAGCTGTTCTTCTATTACTCGTTCCAGTTCATGCACGCGTCAACGTGGCAGGGAACGATCGTGGGCACTTATGCAAAGGTTTCTGCTCAAAGCACGCAACACTGGCGCGAGCTGCGGGCGACCCTGCCCAGGATCGAGGGCGGCGGCTGGCACGCAAGCTACTTCGGCGACCCCGGGTTCATCCGCAATAAAATCCAAAACTTTTCGCACCAAGAGCTCAACGTGGCACGGTTTGTGAGCGAAGACCACTTGCGTGACGTGTTGCGCAGCGGCAAGGATCTGTTCGGCAGGGCGCAGTTCCAGCTTCGGAAAGTGGAGCCGGGGGAGGTGGAGCTGCCGAAGGCTCTCACGGCTTTCACGATTTGATGAACGGCACCAGGCCGGCGCTGGCCAGGAACACCAGGATCAGGTGCAGGGCCACGCACGTGCGGCCGTAGAAGCTGGTGGGGTAGATGTCGCCGAAGCCGGCGGTGCTGTGCACCACGGCCGTGTAGTACAGCACGTCCGCGATGCTCATGTCCTTCTTGGCGTCCGTGGCGGGCACGTTGAAGTGCTTGCCGAACCCGCCGGGCATGACCATGTAGATGCCCAGGAAGGCGCCGTACACCAGGGCGTGGTACAGCAGCGCCCTGCCGAGCACCCCCGCGGCCTTGGCGGCCACGTACACGGACAGGCCCACGGTGCCCGCCCCCGCCACGGCCATGAGCAGGCTGTACCATTCGGGCGGCAGCGAGTTGCGGATCGCCGAGATGGGTTTGGTGTAGGCACCGCCGCCACCACCGCCGCCACCGCCGCCGTCGGCGTCGTTCTTGGAACCACCCTTGCGTTTCTTCGATTTGTTTTTGTCGGCGGCGTCGCTCATGCACTACCCCGCCGACTTTTTTTGACGGTCCTCGCCTCACTTGATTGTGTAAGAACCCCAGTACCCGGAGTGCGCCTTGAAAGGCGTGGTCAACGCTGTGTTGCCCGACGCCGCCAGCGCCTTCCACAGCTGGCAGCGGTCGCCGGTGCGGCTGGTATCCAGGTGCTGATACCCCGACCGCAGCATGGCCTGGCGGGCGTCCGCGAAGGCCCGCAACCAGGTCAGCTCGTTCTTGTCGTTGCGAGCGCCCTCCGGCATGCGCTTCACGATCTCCATCACGGACTCGTAGTCGGCGCCGTGGTTGATGGCCACGTCCACCATGAAGCCGCGCGACACGGGCAGGGCCAGCACGGGCCCGGGGCGCCTGGCGCAGGCGCCCCGCTTGTCGGCCCAGTCCATGGCGAAACGCCAGTACAGCTTGACGTACACCTTCCACACCGCCTTGCGCCACGCCGGGTCGTCGCCCAGCGTCTGGATGATGCGCTTGATGGGCTCGATGCCCTTGATGTCGTCGCCCCGCTTCTTCCTCAGCTGGTCGTGGTACGTCAGCAGCTCGTCGCAGGCGGCGGAGCGCGGCGAGATGCGCGCCAGCTCGTCGAAAATCATGGCCAGGTCGCCCGTGCCGGAGCACGCGCCGTACAGGGTGACCGTGAACCCGCGGCCATCCCCCAGGAACTCGATGTAGTCGTAATTTGCGTGCCAGCGGGGGTGGCCGTTCTCGGGCAAGCTGATCAGCTGCAGCACCACGTCAATCTGCTTGTCCGTCATTCCCGTCAGCTTGGTCAGCTCGGGCAGGGCGTCGCGGGGCACCGCCGTGTCACCAGAGGGCTTGCGCGTGCCGGCCGCGCTGACGCCCGCCGAGCCGTCGGCCACGCCGTCGCCCGCCGGGCCGTCGCCCACGCTGACGCCAGCCGAGCCGTCGGCCACGCCGTCGCCCTGCTGTTGCGGCCGTGCCAGCTCCCAGCGGGTGCGGGCTGCGCGTGCATCCGAGTAGAGGCGCACGGCACCGTCGTCCTCGTCCACACCCAAGTACACGTCCGTGTCGGCCTTGCCGCCCGCCACCCGCAACGAGTAGGTATTGTCGGCCAGCTGGTCGAACACCCAGCGCTGCCGCCCGCTGGCGTCGTCGCGATACCAGACGTCGGCGTAGGACCCGTTCATGGGGACGCTGAGGTACCAGGCGTCGCCGCGGTCCACGCACGGCCGTCCCCCCGACACCAGCACGTTGTACTCGCCGGGGGCGTCCTGCACGGGCCGCACCACCCAGCGCTGGCGCCCGCTGGCGTCGTCTCGGCGGTTCACTTTGACGAAGCTGGCGTCGCACTCGGTGCACGACAGGAAGCCGCGGTGCGCCTTGGGGCGCACGTGGAGCGGGATGCCCAGCATCGCGGGGTCCAGACTGACACCGTGCAGCTCGCGGCTGTACCTGGGCTGGGCCGGCGCCGCCACGGCGGGTTGGCGGGAGTTGGCGGGGGGCGACCTGGACAGGGCCGACAGGTGCGCGTGCCAGCGGGGCTCGGCCTGCTGGCGGGTCACGGCGGCGGACTGCGACAGGCCGGGGTGCGCGGAGGTCAGGACGCCAGAGGCGTTGAACGCGCCGCTGTTGAGCGTGGCGTTGAACCCCTGCACGCCTGCACCTTGAATTCCCGTGCCCTTCATGGGCTCTGGTGCGACTTTTTTTACAACAACAGATGCAACACAGATGCAACGCGGTGGAGGTCGGTCATCACATCACGGCAACTAGTAGGGCTCGGCAAACGGATGGGCAATTTTGGATGTGCAGTCTTTCAAGAACTACAATGTGCAATGAACGCAACGCAATGCGACGCAATGGCAACCAACAAAACAAACAAATCGACAGGCTAGCAATGCACACGGTGCACGCAACACGATCATGCATTCCCGTTTCAATCAAATGACCGACCAATGAAATTCACAGGCTGGGGGTGGGGGTATGGGTGGGGGTGGGAGCTGGCGGCTGGGGCTGGCGGCTGGGGCTGGCGGCTGGGGTGGGAGTGGTTATCGGGTGGCCCGCCGTGGCAGCTCATACCCAGCCCAAGGTCACGCGCCGTCGCGGCAGGTACTTGTTCAGAACATCAGGCCCTTGGGCGAGAAGGACGGCGCCGGCGAAGACTCCATGCGGCGAGGCACGCGAGGCGCGGGAGGGCAGTGCCGCGGGGCGTCGTGCTCGGCGCGGCGCGGGGGCGTGCGGCTGCGGTTGGCGTTGAACAGCAGGCTCCACAGCTCCATGCGGGCGTGCCGGCTCCCCATGCACTCCAGCTGCAGGGCCTTGACGGTCGGCGGCACTCCCAGCACAGCCGCCAGAGCTCGCAGGTCCTCGGGTGTCAGCAGGCGGCAAACTCGCACGGCTTCGGTGACCTCCGTGTTGAGCTCCGCGATCAGGTTGGAAATCGACATTTGTTTGTGTGGTCGCCGCCGTCCTCGCGCGTCGCACAAACTTAAGCAAAAAGTGGCGGCGGCGCTTGTCGCCTGATGAATTTGAGCAATAGCCACGCTCTGATCGTGCGCGACCAGACGATCCGCCCAGTTGTTCGCGCGACCAGACGATCCGTTTGCGCCACCGCCGCCCTCTGCGCCAGCCTCAGTCAGCCTCAACCAACCGGTTCGCTGGGGTTCGCTAGGGACCAGCCCCAGAAGCCCCAGACCCGGCGGCGGCGACGGCGGCCTCCAGCGCGATCACGCGGCGTTCCAGCTGCTTGAGGGACTCCACGAACAGGGCCGAAAGACTGCCGTACGACACGCCCAGGGTGCCGTCCGACAACACGTGCACGGCCTCGGGCAGCACGGTCTGCACGTCCTGGGCCAGCAGGCCCGCGAACCGGCGAGACGAGGGCATGTCCACGCGCTCGAACGTGTAGCCCGTCATTTCGCGGGCCTTGGTCAGCGGGTTGGCGATCTGCAGCAAATTGGCCTTGAGGGTGGCGTCCGAAAAGGCCGTCACGTCGCCGCTGGCCACGATGTGTCCCGCCACCTTCACGTTGCCCACCACATGCAAATTATCCTCGGGCGTAGACGTGTTGATGCCCACGTCTGCCAGCGCCGCGTTGTTGGGGTCGCGAATCACCGTCAGGCCCTCCTGGAACGTGCTGTCGCCCGTGGCGAACGCCAGGGCCACTTTGGGGCCGTTGGCGCCCGAGCCCGTGCCCACGCTGCTCGTGTGCACGCGCACCGTCTTGTCGACGGTGCTCAGGCCAAACCTGTCGGTGTTGGAATTGTTCACGCGCTTTTCCAGCAAGGCGCCCGCAAAGTTGTCCTGGTCGAGCCGCAGACCCACGGTAGGCACCACGCGGATCAGGCCCGTGATCGCGTTGCCGTACAGGCCCAGACCGTTGGCAAACAGGGTCACGCCGTTGCCCGTCACCGCGTTGCCCACGCTCAGCACGTTGGAACCGTTGACCACGTTGGCCACCACCAGCTCGCTGCTGGTGACGCTGCCGCCACCGCCACCGCCACCGCCACTGGGCAGGTCTGTCAGGAACTGGCCGCTGCCGTAAAAAAACTGGGCGTGCACGCCCTGCTGCACGGTCACGTTGCCGCCACGGACCGTCACGTTGCCCAGCACGTCCAGGGCGCTCTGCGGATCGGCGGTGTTGATGCCCACGTTGGCCACCGTGTCCGTGCGGCGCTGCACCACCAAGCCGTCCTGGAACGTGCCGTCGCTTTTGGCAAATGCCAGCGCAACCCGGTTGTTCTGCGCCGCGCCGCTGCCGTGCACGCGCACGGTGCCCGTTGCCTCGGTGCTCAGGCCGTACCTGTCGGCCACGGTCACGCGCTTCTCGAGCAAGGCGCCCGCAAAGTTGTTCTGGTCGAGCCGCAGACCCACGGTGGGAACCACGCGGATCAGGCCCGTGACCGCGTTGCCGTACAGGCCCAGGCCGTTGGCGAACAGGGTCACGCCGTTGCCCGTCACCGCGTTGCCCACGCTCAGCACGTTGGAGCCGTACACCACGTTGGCCACCACCAGCTCGCCGCTCACGCTGCCGCCAGTAGACACGCCCGACAGGAACTGGCCGCTGCCGTAATAAAACTTGGCGTGCACGTTGCCGGCGTACACGTTGCCCTGGGCGTCGACATCGCCAAACACCGTCAGAGCGTTGCCGGTGCCGGAGCCCAACACCTCGACGCCGCCGCCACCGCCGCCGCCGCCGACGACCGTGGTGGTGCCTTGCACCGTCGTGGTCGTGTCGTTGGACAGCGACCTGGTCATCAGTCAGTACCGTGCAGCACACAAAATAAAAAACGTGCGCTGCCTACTCGGGCACCGGCTCGAACTGGCTGAACAGGGTGGAGTAGGACGCGTAACCCATGGCGCTGGACACGTCCGAGAAGGCCAGGGAGCCGCCGGAGCCGTCGTAGCTGTCCAGCGGCGCCTCCTGCTCAAAGTTCTTGAGCCACTCGAACGCCTTGGTGCCGTACAGCGTGCGGCCGCCGGTCATGAGCGCCGGCACGGCCGTCAGGCCCGCCGTCTGTGCCGCCGACAGCGTCGTCACGTCCACCAGCCGCACCTGGCTGGAGACAGGCAGCCGGGACAGGGCGTCCAGGAACCGCGCGCAGTTGGGGCATTGCGGGCTGTACACGACGATGGTTGGTAGGTGGTCACTCCCCGACATGCCGGCACACTGAAACACTGCCGCGAAATTGTTTGCACAAATTTTACCGGAGCCGTACTGTACCGACCGCCGCACGAATACGCCATGAGCGACGCTGCCGTGCTTTCGAGGACCGCTTCTCTGGGCTGGGTCAGCCACCCGCTCACCCTGACGCTGCTGGCCGGCCTGGGGCTGGTGTACCTGCTGCGACGCCCCGCGCCGCACCCGCGCGTCCGTCCCGCGGCCCACGCCCCGGGTGCCGGGCACGCGCCCGCGTTGCCTGGCGCCGCCCACGCGTCGCTACGCGGAGAGAGACGCACCGACGGGTACACGCCGCACGTGGCGGGGGTGGTCCGCGACTACAAGCACGCCGCCGTGCCCAAGCCCGGGCGCGGCAGCCCGCTGGCGCCCGCGCTGGCCAGGGCCGTGGACGCCGCGGGGTCCCTGCCGCCCATGGCGCCCGGCGACACCATGCCGCACGATTCGCAGGAAGTCAAGGAGATGCTCGCGCACGTGGTGCGCCGCATCAACGTGCGGCAGCCCGCGCTGGCGCTGGAGCTGGTGTCGTTCGACAACGTGGTCAAGACCGTGGACGGGTACAAGACCATCAGGTACGTGGCCGACGCCAACGTGTACGCCAAGACCAAGAACGTGGCCTCCAAAATCACCGTGGCCGTGGACCTGACCGCCACCGGCAAGATGTACATCCGCGACCTGGCCGTGCACGGCGCCACCAAAGACACCGCGTGGGTGACGCCCTCCAACGGCCCGGGCACCGAGGAACGCTACGCGTCCTTCGAACCCGCGCTGCGCCTCTGATTTTTTTCTGCTGCCAACGTATTGCACCCCCGGTCACATGGTAAAGATTGACTGGAAGAACGTGAAGATCATGGGCATCGTGGCCCTGCTGGCCCTGCTGCTCACCGGCAACCCCACGGTCGCCCTCATTTTGGGCGGCGCCGGCATTGGCGCGGGCTTCTTCATCAAGTAATCTCAGCACCTGGTGTAAAATAAAAAATGGTCCCATGGCATGTCTTCCATCTGGCAACGAGCATTTGGGTCGGTGCGTTTGGTGCCTTTGGTGCGCCGGCTCATGACGGCCGCCACGGCGGCGCTGGCGCTCATGGCCGCGTCCGCCCCCCGAGCCGTGCACGCCCACGGCTACCTGGCCCTCCCCGCCGCCCGCAACGTCCAGCACAACTCCGAGTACTGCCCACACTGCCTGAACGCGGGGGGGCCCTGGCAGGTGTACGCGCAGGGCCCCGGCCGCCCCCGGTACGGCGTGTGCGGCGACCCCTACACGGGCCCGCGGCACCACGAGGCGGGCGGCAGGTACGCCACGCCACCGCGCATCGCGGGCATATATCGGTCCGGCGGCGCCTTGGTGGCCAAGGTCGTGCTGACCGCCAACCACAAGGGCAGGTGGTCCCTGCGTCTGTGCCCCGTGCCGGGCGACGGCTCGCCGCGCAACGAACGCCTCACCCAAGCCTGCTTCGACAAACACCTCCTGTGGCGAGCCGACGGCCGCGGCCCCTTCACGCCCGTGTCGTCCACCAAAAACGTGTACGTGGAGGCCTATCTGCTGCCCAAGGGCCTGACGTGTCGGCGCTGCGTGTTACAGTGGACGTACGAAACCGGCAACTCGTGCACGCCCCCGGGGTTGCAGAACGCCGCGGGCCTGCCCAGCTGCGCCGCCTCGGCCAACGGCGAGATGTTCTGGAACTGTGCCGACATCAGGATCGACGGCACCGCGCGGCCGGACCCCGGGCCAGGATCATCGTCGGGTCGCCGTCGTCGCCGCCGGTCCGCTGGACGGCGTCGTCGTCGTGGTCGTGGCCGCGGCTGAGCCGCGCAACAGCGCCCCGAGCGCCGACCGCCGCGAGGGCCGCACCTTGGCCAGCACGGCGGCCAGGTCGGCCGGGGTGCCCACCATCACCGCCTGCTGCCTGGCACGCGTCAGGGCCGTGTACAGCAGCCCCCGGTCCCAGGCCGCCACGTTGCCCGCCAGGGGCAGGGCCACCACGTCGCACTCGCTGCCCTGGAACTTGTGCACCGTGGCGGCGTAGGCCAGCGTCAGCCAGCCGTCGGCCCGCGGGAACGACGCCGTGCCCTCGCCGTACCCGAAGTCCACCGTGCACCGCCCGTCGGCCCCCACATGCGTCAGCACGCCCACGTCGCCGTTGCAAGCGGCGCGACCCCGACACGCCCCCGTGTCGGACCCTCGCTGCGTCGTCGACGTCACGTTCTTCAACACCATGACAGCGTCGCCGACCACCAGGTCCTTGCCCGGCGCGGGCGACGTGACGGTCAGCGCGTCGTCCACGCGCAGGTCCAGGACCGCTGGTCGCCGGGTCTCCGGGTCACTGAAAGACAGGCGCGACATGCCCGTCTCCGCGTCCGTGCTGAGCATGCACGCGGAGGCCGGCGGGATGCCCAAACCCGCGGCGCCTTGGCGAGACACGACCGCGCACCCAGGGAACCGCGCCGACTGGATGGCGCGGTTCAGCCGCGCGCGGTGGGCGTTGTGCGGCGTCAGCACCTGGGCCCCGCGCCGCACGGCCAGCTTGACGCACGTCCGCAGCGCGGCGGCGGCGTCGGGGGCGTGCAGCAGCTTGACAGCGGCGTGGCACCCTGGGACGGTGTCGGGCACCTGGCCGCGCAGCACGTCGGCCGCCGCGCGCTGGATGGCGTCCACGCTGCGGTAGTTGCGATCCAGGCGGGCCACGGGCACGGCGCCCGAGTCCGCCAGGTCGCGGAACACGTTGCCGGGTCCCACGGGCGGCAGCTGGTCCGCGTCGCCCACCAGCACCACGCGGCACCGCGGCGGCGCCAGTCGCAGCACCGCCACCATGAGGTCCAGGTCCAGCATGGACGCCTCGTCGACAACCAGCAGCGTGAGGTCCACCGGCACGTCACATCCGCGCGTCTCCTGCAACGGCCGACGCGCCAGCAGCCGCTGGCGACCCCCGCCGACGGCGCCGGCCCCGCTGACGGCGCTGACGCGGTGCACGGTGTCTCCCCCGACGTTCCTGGCTGCGCGACCCGTGGGCGCCGTCAGCATGCAGGCCCGGCCCAGCCGGCGAACCAGGTGACGCACCACGGTGCTCTTGCCGCTGCCCGGTCCCCCGGTCAGCAGCGACAGCGGCGAGTCCAGGACCAGCCGCACGGCACGCAGCTGCTGATCCGTCAGCAGCTGCGTGTCCTCAAAGTGATCGTCGGTGCCGTCAGTGCCGTTGGCACCTGTGCACCTGCCCGCCAGGCGCTTTTTGATGTCGGTCGCCACGAACGCTTCTTTCTCGGCGGTGGAAGGGTCCGCCAGCATCTCGCCGTCGCCGACCCCCGCCAAGGTCAAGCACCCGCGAGACACGGCGACGGCCAGAGCGTCGCGCACCTCGTCCACGGTCGCGCCTTCCTCCTTCGCCACGCGGCGCACCACGTCCGGCAGCGGCAGCGCCGTGTGCCCCGCCAGGCGCGCCGCATCCATCAGCATCCACCGCGCCCGCCCCGCCAGCCGAGACTGGACCGACTGCCGTGTGAGGGCGTGTGCGTCCTGCACGCGGCCGCGCAGCTGGAACACGGATCCATACGCGTCGCGGTCCAGCCTGGATTCGGCCGCGTCTCCCCACGCGTCCATGGCGGGGCGTATGAGCGACGTGGTCAATCCCCGCGCGGCCAGCCGGTACGCCTGTTGCAAGCCGTCAGCGTCCGCGGGCGTGGGGAACGCCCGCAGAAACGCGGCGCAGTGCTCCCGCGTCAGCCCGGCGGCCATCAATGCTTTGACGTCTCGCCGTCGCAGCAGTTCTGGCAGCTCGGACCGCAGGCGCAGCACCGCGAACGCCAGCACCGTCGACCCAGGCAGGAGTTGAGAGGCGCCACACCAGCCCTTGATCGCTCGCAGCATACACCTTGCAACGGCCTGCGCAGAGGCCTGTGCACTGTCGCCCACGGACATGCTGGCAAGCAGCAGGCCAATGCAAGCAGCATGCAAGCAGCAGTGCACTGCTCATATGTGCACTGCTCATATGTGCGTGCTCATATGTGCTTATATGTGTGACAGACCGCGGCAGGCCATCCATTCAAGCTGGTTCGGATCGTCTCGTCGGGGTGTCGTTACACGGGTGTCGGGCATTCGATCAAAGAAGGATTGATTCTGCGAAAACCATTAGTTGCATCTGAGGCATAAAACTTGGCAGTACACATTCATTGTGGCAGGAACGGTGCGGCGAAAGGGCACGGCAGGAACGGCACGGCAGGAACGGCGCAGAAGGGCAGTTATGCGGGCATGAAAGTTGGCAGTGCACGAGGGCAGGCTGGCGCGAGGCTGGGGCAAGGCTGGCGCGAGGCTGGGGCAGGCATTCGAAAATTGGCAGTGAACAATGGGCACGACATGCAGGGCAGGATGTTGCAGTGTGTAGGCGTGTGTTGCTTGTGTGTTGTTGTTTGTGGAGACATGGCGTTGTTGTGTGTTGTTGTTTGTGGAAACATGCTGGTGTTATCGCCGACCGCGTGCACGGGCCCGACCATGCCCTTCGGGCCATGTGTGTGCCATGGTCACCTGAGCATCAGAGCCCGGCGCGGGGTGGCAGCAGGGGCCGTCACGGGAGACTGTCGCCTCAGAACCATCGTGTCTGCAGGGACGTTGGGATTGACGTTCTCCTTGTTGTCGTTGCCGTAGTCCTCCTCCTCCGCCGCCGCCGCGACCGCGTTGGTGACTTCAGCCCTCGCCCACGCGCGGCGATTCTCCAGGCGGAACGCG